GCACGGACATAAAGGGTTCCGTTGAACTCGACTTGATCTGGCACCTCGATATCGCCACTCGTCGCGATTTCCCGCATGACCCCCACGAGATCCACTGTGCTTTTGGCCGACATATCACTCGGAGGCGCATAGCCTCCGAGCGGGCAGCGAACGCGGACAGGCTTTTCAGTCATAACGGCACTTATGTCTGACTAAGAACGGGGTAGCCAGTAACTGGAGAAGATCATAGAGCGCACTGTCTCGCGAATCAGCCCCTGGCGCAGATCGGGGTCAGCGTCGATGCGCGCCACGAGGTCGTCAACCAGCTTGAGCAGCACTGAATTGATGTTCTGATTCGCGGTCTCCTCGCGAATCAGATTTCGCACGCGCTCATAGTCATTCATCATCGATGCCTTCTCCGCGGCGAGTGGTAACCGGCGAAGCCGGCACCAGTGTCTTTGTTGGTGGCAGCGCGATTCTTTGTCCGCAGCCAACGACCCTCGGCTTCGATATCGCGGATGCGTTGGTTCGATCTGCGCTCAGAGCGCCACGCTCCGATTGTGAGCGCGATCAACACCGCGATCATGATCAGGATGCTGAGCACAGCCGCGACGACGGCTGCGTTCACGGTGTTGGCGGAACAGCTTCGATGCGATCGAGACCGCTTGGTGCATGCGCCTCGGCCCACCGTTCGAGGGCGGCAGCGAGTGGAACGCTGATGGCAGGTAGGTGCCTTTTCTGAGGAGAGGCACGACCTGCGGCGATGGTCTGTAGCACACCGTTCGGGCCAGTCAGCACGCGCATGAGTTGCATATCCGCAACGTGCTTACGACTAACGGATCCGTCGAAGTCATGCTGCTCATCCGTAAAAGCTGATCGAGGTTTCCGCGGTCCGACCGCGTAACGACCATCTGGGCGACGTAGTGCCGAGTTTCGTTTGACCATGTCAGATGTTGACTTTCGGATGATGTAGCGGACAGCGGTAGCACGATTGCCGGGCGTGTCGTCGGGCGCTGCGGAGAGCCGGCGGCCATTTCGTCTCTCCGCATCATCGCTCATGACACGGACTACGCGATCGGACCGCGCGGGAGGTTGCGTGGCCTGAGCTGGTGCATGCCGTAACGACGGACTCTGCCGCCAGTCGTCGTCAGCGTGACGTTCCCGACCATCTCTTGGACCCGCTCATGCTGCGTTTCCGTCGTTGTAATGGGTTCCGACTCATGAGTCGGTTTGTCGTTGAAGTCGGGTTCCGGCTGGCTGGTCGGTTTGTCGTTGGAAATGATGGGCTCTGTCTCCGCAGCCTGAGCGGTCAGGTGCTCCTCTACAGCAGACGGGAGCCTGCCTGGACCGTGGTAGAGCGCGGCCATCGGCATAGGCTCGCCGCCTACCTTTACCGGGATGCTCGTGCCTTTGGTTGCCTTCATGCCCTCGAAGCCTCTTGATTCACCGGGCTGACGTGAACCAGCGTGGCCGACTTGCACAGGCGCATGCAAGCTGAAGTTGAACGGTGTTAACGGCAAGCCCTGATCAAACGCCACGAGATAGTCCTGCGCAATCGTGGGCGTGAGATACGTAAACCGCTGGCCCTTCTTCGGATCTGTGAACCGAATCGTTTGCAGATCGACCGAGACCTTTTTTGCATCCGGCAAGGCGGCGCGGAGCGCGTCGGCGATCATGCAGTGAGACGAATCGGCCCGCGTAGCAAGATTGATGTGCTCCTGGCTGACTTGCACATTAATCCGGCGGTGGGAGGCAACGAGTTTGCGCTGACCAGTAGACTCGGGGGGCATCGACAAGGACCTGATCTCCTTTTCGGTGTTCGGGCTCCCGGCTACGGGAGCCTTTTTATTGAGACCGGGGATGGTACAGGACTCGTCGGCCGCGTTAACAATTAGTCAGCGCTAACCACAATTAGGTCGCATTACGTCTCATACCAAGCTTCGGGCCTTAAGCCGCACGTCTCGCAGGGACCATCGCCTGGCACTAGGTCGGGCCAATGGTGTTTCTCTAGGGCATCCCGTAGCTGGCGACGTTCGCGCTGCATAGCAGCCCAGCGATCTTCTTGAATCAGTATGCCGCTGACTCTAAGCGGCGGGATGTCAGCGTTGCGCTCCGGTGGCTCGGCGTAGTCGGCCTGGGTGGCGTGGTCATACATCCAGTACGGCCCTCCCATCAGCGTTTCATGAAAGCTTGTCAGTCATAAGCACCATTCGATCTGACTAACGGTGCACCGTGGTCCATAGCAGCGTGACAAGGATGCCGTAGATCGGAATGGTGGCGCTGGCGAAGAAGAGCCAGAACATCCACCGCGTCGGCAATGCGTCGACCCGTGCCTTGATGGCCGCCAGGTCGGCCTTGATCTGGGTCAGATCGGCCTCGATGTGGCGTAGCCGGGCCTCAGCCGGATCGAGCAGCGTCATGGTTCACAGCCAGACCTTCGCGATGATGAGGGCAACGCCGGCAATCACCACCATCGCCGTCAGGAGTTGGCCCCTGAACTTACGTAGTTCGGCTCGCAACTCTTCTCCTTCGGTCATGGGTTTTTGGGAATGGGCCACAGAACCAGGAAGGTTTCGCGGCATTGGCCTTCGTTGGCGAGCATTACTTCGCGGAGCTCGCTCAGCCCGACCAGATGTGGGAACGCAGCGTGGGCGAGGTGATCCTTGGCCGACCGGTACCAGTGGCGCAGGAACTCATCGCTGTACATGGCCTCCAGAGCGAGCTGGTCATCCTCGAGCGCGGCGTGCACGTGAGCGCGCCACTCTTCATCGGGCAGCGTGCCCTCGACCGTGTCATGGCCGTCGGGCTCGCGGGGCTGGTCATCTGTGGTCATCACCGGGCCATCTCCTGGGCGTAGGATTTCGATGCCAGCACATCGCGCTGCAGGTACTTCATCTTGAAGGCGCCTGGCACATCGACTGCTGGCAACTCGCGTGCTCCTGGCATTTCTCGCACGCGCTCGAGCAGGTTCGTTTTCTCGTAGATCAGACACCCGGCCTCACGTGCTTGGGCCCACAGGTCAACGACCCACTGTCGTGGCGGGCGGAACGCCGGTGTTCCGCTCTCGGCGTTGGGACTCGCGCCGCCAATGACTACCCAGTCGAACAGGTCCAGCCGTTCGAAGTGGATGTTCTCTAGGAGTGGCTCACAGCTCAGCCACTTGACCCGTGCATTAACGCGCTCGAACGCTTGCTCGGCCACGTTCACGCGCACCTGGGCATCGATCGTTGTGCCGACCCACGCGTTGTCGGGGAAGTCGATATCGGGTAGGCGCTGGGGAAACTTCGTCAGGAACAGGTAGTTCCACTGTGGGTTCGAACGGACCGTTTGTAGGACCGCCTCGATCCACGCGTCAGGTACCCAGCGGCCGAACAGATCGGCCATCGAGCACGTGAACACGTTTTGTCGAGCGGGTTCGCGGCGGATGTCCTCGGCCGCCGGGTAGCGCGTGTTTGCCGGTGCTGCCAGTCGCTCGGGTAGGAACGTTGGGATGAACTTCTGCGGGTAGGCGTCCGACCGCTCAGCGATCTCGCGTGCGTAGCAGTAGCTGCAGTCATGTTTGCAGCCGGTGACCGGGTTCCACGACCAGCGCGCCCACTCGATGTCATCGGACACTTGCCAGTTGAACGTCGCACTCTTTGACCGTGGTCGCGCCAGCACTTGCTGCCGCTGGTCCTCCGTCAGCTTCTTCCATACTGGGAGCGTCACGAGACGCGGGATCGACGGGTCTTCGCCCAGCAGGATGAGCGGCGGCGCCACCAGGTCGGCCACCTGTTCAGGCTTCGTCTGGGGCGCGATGTAGCCGTTGCGTTCGGCTTCGGTATACGCACGGTGCACCGAATGGCCGTTGAGTGTGCGTCGTAGCCGTTCTGATTCCTGTGTTTTGCCGTCAGCCGCTAGCTGGTCGACGGCCTGGACAACCCGACGTGCTTCCTCGGCTTTCTTTTGGCCGACACCGAGCTTCTTCGCCACCTGAACGACCGTTTCACGCTCCTTGCGCGACCTTCCCGCGATATCGCGGGAAGGTTTTCCCGCTTTCTGAATCGCAGTGTTTCGTGTGGCGATCACGCTGAACAACTCCACGGCCTCGCGACCGATCTGCTCGTTGCTCTTGCTGCGCTGACGGTTGGACTCGATCAACGCCTCCACGACGTCGAGCTCGTCCTCTGACCCAAACGGCGTCACCGGCACCTCGGTAAGCCCGGCTGCACGCGCCGCCACCAGACGTCGATGGCCTGATACCACGACGCCACTAGCCGTCACAGTGATCGGCGTCAGCACTCCGTGCACGCGCACGCTGCGCAGCAACTCCTCGTCAGCCGTGTCGCCGTAGATCTCCTTGTTCTTCGGATGCGGCGTCAAGCGATTGATCGGCCAGCGCGTGGCCTGCAGCGCCGGCAGCGCGATCTGAGTCATTCGTCGCACTCCTTCAAGATCTTCTGTCCTTCCAGCGTGTGCAGCAGGTACATCTCGCCTGCACGCCATTCGGGCAGCTTGTCCCAGTTCGATCCAACGAGCATCGTCCACGCCGTACCGTTGCCCGCGTTGAACGGGCGTCGGATCAGCCAGCGGCGCTTCCAGAAATCCGGCAGCACCTCACACAAAGGTCGGTAATCGTACTTCTGGACGTGGCCATGCCACGCTCCGCCAGGCGCGATCGCCGCGGGACCCAAGCCCGCGAACCGATGCCGTACGTGCGCCTGGTGCCAGATCGCCACATCGACGTAGTGCAGCTCGCGCGAGTAGTACTGGAACATCTCGATCAGATCGCGCGAGATCGAGCCGTTGCCGTCGACGAACAGCACGCCGCACAACTGCGTGCCGCGCGGCAGCCCCTCCAGGTACTCGGGCAGGCGCTTCTCGAACTCGCCGTCCAGCACCGCCACGTCGCCGTGCTGGCCAAAGCTGCTCGCCTCGATCGAATGCCGCAGCTGGTTGACGATCGCCTTCGGCTTACCGCGTTCGCAGAACACCGCGCGGTAGCGGTAGCCCTGCTCACTGAACAGGGGCAGCTTGTCCAGCACGTCCAGGTCGATGATCGGCGTGCCCACCGTGTCCTCGCCGGTGGTGCTGTTCAGGTACCACGCCGGCCCGGCGTGCGTCTCGCCCATGAAGAACTGCCGGCCCTTCTTGACCGACACGGTGTGCATCTTGGCGAACCAATGCACCACCCCGAGGTACACGGCGTGCTTCGAGCCCGTCGCCCTCGAGCAGCCGACCGGTGAGCCGAACATGGGCGGGTCAGGCTGCACCGCTCGCATATGCTCGATGAGGCGGTCCAGTTCCGATTGCTGCAGCGGCAATTGACGCCCGCCCGGCCTAGCCCCACCAGACACCGTCATAGCGGCCTCCTATTGGTGAAACACGGAGTGCGACCAGCGTCGCAGGTTGTTTCGACTCGCTGGTAGGCTGGTCGTGCATCGAGGGGTAATCCTCCCTTGGTGTCGGGCCGCCGGCTGTTTGCGCAGCGCGGCGGCCATCTATTCTATGCGTCCCGCTCGACCCATTCGAGCCAGCGATCCGCGACTGCCAGCACGTGGTCGGCCTTGATCTGCTCGCGCGCCGTGCCGAGCTGGCCCATGAAGTCGGCCGCGGCCTTGAGCACGGCGAGCCGCGTGATGGTGCGATCCTTCGTCGTCGTCGGCGCGCCATTGCGACGTGTGCCGCGGCGTTCGGTGCACGTTTCGAAATGCGACCGACCATCCAGGTCGAACGGGCGCCGCCCGTCATCGGTATCGCGCCACAGAATCTCGGCTGCGCACGATCGGCACACGGTGGTTGGTAGCGCCATCAGAATGCCTCCGAGCGGAGCCACGTGAACTCGCCGTTGGGCAGTTGCTCGAGCACCAAGTCGGCCTCGTGCGGCGTCTGCTGGGCCTGCCAAGCGCTGAGCAGAATCCTGAGCGCGCGCACGTGCTTGCAGGTGAAGTGCGAGCCGTGGAAGCCGATGCGGCGCGCGCGCAGGCCGTTGCGGCGGAAGTCCTCGCAGTCGCACGACGTCTCAGTGACCAGGTAGCGGACGAGCTCGCGGCTCTGGCTCGGCACGCCCCAGACCACCTCGCCGTGGCGGCTGCGACAGCGTACGAATTGGCCAGCGTCGCTGGCGATCTCTAAGGCCCGCTGGGTGCGCGGGTCGATGACGGTGGCGGCTACGCTTGACATTGGGACGGATGACCTCTCAGTCAGGTTGTTCGTTCTAGAGGCCGCTCGTGGCTGACATCCGCGGGCGGTCTCGCTGTATACCTCACAATATAGCACCTGAACGGTGCGTAGTGCAACCGAATAGGTACCTAGTGCACCTTCCAGCCGTGCTCGAGCAGAGCCAGGACTTCGGCCGGCGACTGATCGATGACGATCCGGACATCATTCAGCAGGAGCAGCACGCTCCCCGCAGGATCATGCGGACCGATGGTCGCGATCGTCGCTGAGCTCACCCAGAACACCTCCCCATGACGCGTGACCTCGATGAACGGGGGCATAAGGCCTCACTATACGCCACGATGGTGGTAAGTGTAACCATGAAGGTAGCAGCGCATCAATTTTTGATATAGACTCGTTACCATGAGTCCAGTCAAGAACATGCCACGTCGTAGTAAGGACATACCCGAGCCACCTGAACAGGGCGTGGCGGTTACCATCCGATTTCCTCCGGATTTGCGTAAGCGTGCGCTCGCGGTCGCTCAAGCCGAAGATCGCAACTTCAACTCGCTGGTTGTTTATGCCCTACGCCGCTATGTCACTGAGCGCGAGCAGCAGGAAGTCGAGGGCAACAACGGCCAATGACAACCGGCCGTGGGCGCCAGGCCGACGGGCTGGGTTCGAAGCCCCGCTATGACCCAGATCCCAGGCGCAAGAACAAACCCTGGGTCATGCAGGTCTCGCTCAACGGGAAACGCACGACGTTGCGCGACGCCGACCAGCAATCCTTGATCCTGCAGGCACAGAAAGCGCTCGTCGATACGGCCGCCGGTCTGCCGCGGGCCTCGAACAAAGACACGGTGCGCAGTTTCCTCAAAGACTGGATCGTCGGCGCGCGAGAGGATCGCGAGCGGCGCGACTCAACGCTGCGTGGCTATGCCGTCAACATTACCAACCACATCTGCGAATCATCGATAGCTGGCGTTCGCCTGGGTGAGTTTGGGCCGAAGCACGTCCAGACATTGCGACGTGAGCTGCGCGCCAAAGGTCTAGCCGAGAAGACCGTGACCTACATCATGGCCACGCTGAAAGTCGCTCTAGGCGATGCGGTCGAGCTTGAGCTGCTGCCGCGGAACCCCGCCCTGGTCGCGCGCCGAAAGGGGCGCAAACGTGTTGCTCAGGAGCCCCGGAAACGTATCCAACCACTCAACGATGAGCAGATCGACGCTTTGCGAGTCGCGTTGGCTGGCGAGCGTCTAGAGGCCCTTTTCTTGATGGCGCTCTCACTCGGCCTGCGCCGCGGCGAGTTGCTCGGCTTGCGCTGGTCGTACGTCGATCTGGTCAAACGCGAGGTGCGCGTGTATTGGCAGCTCGTCGAGAAGAAAGAGGATGGTGTGCGACGGCTAGACTTCGACGAGAACAAATCTGAGGCATCGCGGCGAACACTGGATATGCCCCAGGGGTTGGTTGATGTGCTGCTCGTGCACCGCGATCGCCAGGCGTTCGAGCGTCAGTCAGCGCTCAACCTGTGGGAAGACCGCGACCTGGTGTTCTGTTCGGATGAGGGTGGCGGCATCGAAACGACGACGCTCTATCGGATCTGGGATCGCATTCGCACCGCGGCCGGCTTCACGCAGCGGTTACACGATCTGCGGCATACCGCGGCGTCGCAGATGCTCGCCCAGGGCATCGCATTGCATGACGTATCCAAGATCCTCGGTCACGCTAGCTACCAGCTCACGGTCGACACGTACGGTCACCTGTACCCCAAGACGCGGCGCTCAGTCGCTGACCGCATGAACGTGCTGTTCCGTCCGTTGGGTGACACCGCGACTTTGTGACAAGTTGGTGAGAAATTCTTCCCGCGACCTCGCGGGAAGCACGCCTCCCGCCACACGGGAAACCAGAAATCGTGGATTCAATTGGGTCCTGAATCACCAAAGCTCAGTCCCGCTCAGCGGGAACCGCCAATCTCAGGGAGCTTCCCGTAGCTCCCGTGAGACGGGAAAAAACGAAACTGAAAATCGCGGTGTCGGGAGTTCGACTCTCCCCCTCGGCACTACACTAATGAGATTGCGGAGCATACGTTTTCGTGAGACAGGTCTCAAAATTGGCCGAGTGGATGCAGTTTGTGGATTCAATTAACTGCATCCACTCAGTGCTGGGGATGCTCGCGCGCCTTCTCAAGCTCCTGCACCCGTTGCTCGATCGCCTCCAGGTGCTCGTGGTATTTGAGCAGCATGCCGAGGCGACTGCGTTCTTCGTCCGGTCGCGGGCCAACCCCTAACAGATCATCGGTGTTCAGCCCGAAGAAGTGTGCCAGGCGCACGATGTAACGGACGGCCGGGTTCCCAGTCCCAGCCTCCCAATGTTCGATCATTTTTCCACTGGCGCCGATCTGGTGACCGAGCGCGGCGCGTGAGAGTTTGTGTGCCTCTCTGAGTCGACTGAGGTTTGACGAAAAGCGGGCCAGATCAGCATCGCTGGCGAGTCCTGCGGGTCCATTGAGCACCATGGCCGACATGTCGCTGGTTTGCGGATCCAGCGCTCCCACTTCGAATGAGGACAGCATTTTGTGACATCGTACCCGCCTTAGGCTCACAACGGCTCAGTGAGTTTCGCCACGGCTCACACGATTTACGGGACCATAACGTAGCGTGCCGGGGTTCCCACTTTGGGGTTTGTTGGGCGTAGACACCCACGCGGCCTGAGCCTAGGATGGCCGTTACGAGCCTTCCCGCGATCCTGCGGGAAATCGCAAGCAGGCCGCGTGGAGGTGTGAGATGCCTGTACCCCAGGTCGTGGTCGAAGATCGCTTCCTGAATGTCCGTGAGGCGGGAAAAATCATCGATGCTTCGTACGCTGAGACGAAGCGATTGATTGCCTCAGGCACGTTGTTTTCTGTGAAACGTGGACGCCGGCGCTTGGTCCCGAACTCTGCTGTCCAGGAGTACATCCGGCGGCTGATCAACGAGGCTGCGTGAACCCTGGCGTCGCTGTGCCCGGCGAGAAGCGCAACGCCGAGAAGGCGTGGCACGTCTGGCGGCATTACCACCCGCACCACGTCGAGGATGCGCGTGCCGCTTTCCTAGCGGCGTATGAGCGCGCTTATCTCGACTGTGTGGACGACCAGGTCCAGTTCGCTGGGCTGGAGGCAGCGATCCATCGATTGGCAGATTTGCTCGACGCCATCCGCATCGAACGCGATGCGGTCTGGACCCGAGCCGGCGAGCTGAGCGAGCAGGAACACGACGAGCGCGCGTACGCGTGGGCGCTGAGCAACGCGAACGCGGAGGAGCACGACCTTCGCGCTATGGATCAAGAGCAGGAGGAGCTGCCGTTCTGATGCAGACGCTTGAGTCGCGACGGAGCGTGACGAATGGAGCAGTCAAGACGCGCCGCCGGCCGCCGGACTGGTTCGAGATCCTGCTCGGGCTCGCGCTGGGCGTGGGCTTAGCGGCGTCGATTGCGCTCGGGCTGGCGGTGCTCGCGGGCGGATTGTGGGCGACGGCGTGGTTTATCGGTGACCTCGTACGACGCATCGGAGGGTGAGTGACCGATGGCTATGGCTCGCGATCGTGATTGCGCTCATCGTGGTCTTCATCTCGTACTGGAACTGGCGGTGACGTGGCGGTAAGGGCGCTGTATGTGGGGCTGGGCATGGTGGCGGGCTTCGTGATCGGGACGGCGACGCTCGTGTCGCGCGCCGAGGACCTCGACCACATGCTGACGGTCGACACGGTCGTCGCGGCCAGGGAGGCCGGCGTCAATCTGGTCGACCTGCTCGGTGCGACCAGCACGACAGGCTTACCAGCCCGTGCGTACCTGATCAGCGTCGGCGAGCTCGCTTCACCCGCGGCCGTCGCGCAGGCCGGCGTGGCGCCGCCTTCACCCACCGGCGCCGCGTCGGTGTCCTCCTCCGTTGATCGACTCGTCGATTGTCTGGCGTGGCACGAGTCGCGCGGGTTCGCCGGCGCCTACAACCGCCGCTCGGGCGCGTCGGGCTTGCTGCAGTTTTTGCCGAGCACGTTCGCGACGACGCCGCAGGGCAAGGCCGGGCTGAGCGTGTTCGACCCCGCGGCCGCGCGTGCGGCGGCGAAGTGGATGATCGGCCAGGGGCGGCTCAAGGAGTGGTCGACGTGGAGGATGTGCGCGTGAGGCCGCGGATGCGCGATGTCGAGGACCTCGTGTGGCTCGAGGCGCACCGTCATCCGAAGCGCGTGCGGTGGTGGCCGACGTTCCTGGTCGACATGGCGCTCGGTGTCGGTCTCGCGCTCGGCCTGGTGGGCATCGTGATCTTGTTCCTGGCGAGGTTCTACGGATGAGCGAGCACGTCATGTTCAAAGACACCGAACGGCGCAAGATCGTGTGCGCCAGGTGCGGCGTGCCGTGGCCGTGTGAGGCGAAGCAAGCCGAAATCCTCGCGAAGATCAAACTGGAGGCAAAAAGTAAATGACGGTCGCGGAAGAGAACAGTCAGGCCCTGGCCGCGCTCGCGAAGGTGGACACGCCGGTCGCCGGCCTGGACGTGCAGACGCTCGGGCGCGTGCTCGTGCAATCGGGCTACTTCCAGGATACCAAGCAGATCTCGCAGGCCATCGTGAAGGTGCTCGCCGGCCAGGAAATCGGGCTGGGGCCGATCGCGGCGATGCAGGGCGTCTACCTGGTCAAGGGGCGCGTCACGTACTCGGCCAACGTGATCGCCTCGAGCATTCAGCGCAGCGGGCGCTACCGCTACCGCGTCGACAATCTGGATCGGACGGGCTGCACAATCACGTTCTACGAGCGCTGGAGTGGCGGCAAGTGGGAGCGCGTGGGCGAGTCGTCGTTCTCCGCGGAGGACGCGAAGATGGCCGGCCTGGGCGGCACGACCTACTCGCAGTTTCCGCGCAACATGTACTTCGCGCGGGCGCTCACGAACGGGGCGCGCTGGTACTGCCCGGACGTGTTCAACGGGGTGGTGGTGTACACGCCCGACGAGTTCGGCGCCGACGTCGATGACGATGGCGAGGTGATCGCCGTGCCCGCGGCGCCGCCGATGTCGCAGGAGGAGGTGAAACAGAACGCGAACAAGTATGTCGAGATCCACGGCGACGACGGCGCGCCCGACAAGGTGCAGGCGCTGCTGATCCAGAACGCGAAGCTGCAGCAGCGCGCGGCCGACCTGCACATTCCTGGGCTGCGTCAGTTCAACGCGCAATCGGTCTGGCCGGTCGAAAAGATCGAGGCGGCCAATGCTGAGGTGAACGCCCGCATCCAGGAACGCGAGGAAGAACTCGACGCGCGCGAAGCGCTCGAGGGTCAGGTGGAATTGCCAGCGTGACACGGCCGTATTCGAAGTTGACGCACAACTACGCGTCTCATTCGCAGGGCGTACACGGCGCTGGAGCGCGCACGTACAAGCCTGAGATGGCGACGCGCGTGCTGTTCGTCCTTCGGAATGAATGCCTGGGACCGCTCAATGTGATGACGGTCGAGGCACTCGCGACACGGGTTGGACTCAACGGGCGGGCGGTCCGCGACATCGTCCGGGATTTGGAGGTGAGTGGATTAGTGCTGACCGATTTCGCGGAGGGCTACTACATCTGCGAAACGGCCGAACAGGCCGAGCGGTCGACGCGGCGTCTGGAATCGCAGGTCGCCAACATGCAAGAGCGCATCGAAGCACGCCGAAAGATGGTCGCCGAACTGGTGCGATTACAGCGGCGACTGCTATGAGGGCAATGCTGCGCAACGACGTGGTTGGCGACGAGGCGGAATACCTGTTCCGCCGGCGTGTGATCCGCTTCGCCAAGCAGCGCGGCTGGACGGTCTTCTACACGCCCGACAGCGTGGGCATGACCCCCGGTGAGTTCGACCTGCGGCTGGTGCGGCCGCCGCGCTACGTGGTGGCCGAGCTCAAGTCGCAGCACGGGAAACTGAGCAAAGAACAGAAGGCGATGCGGCCGCGCTACGAAGCCTGTCCGGGGATCGAAACGTACGTCTGGTATCCCTCGGACGACTGGGAGAGGCTGCTCAACTAGTGGTGCAGTTGCTCCCGGTGCTGTACTGGCGGCGATGCGTGGTGTGTGGGCGCGAGTTCTTCGGCAAGACCGACCGCGCGCTGAGCTGCACGCCGCGGTGCAACGCCCGGCGCTGGCGGGCGATCGGCAAGCTAGCGGGAACGCACGGCTACGTCGGCGGACAGTTCAAGCGGTTTGCCTGATGGCACGGTTAGACACCGGCTGGCATATGCACCCGAAGATTCTCGGGCTGGGTCTGGCGGCTATGGGCCTGCATGCATGGTCGATCAGTTACTGCGACGCATCGCGCTCGGACGGGTTCATTCCGGTGGGGTCATGGCCGGCCCTCCCAGGAGTGAAAAGTGCCGTAAACACTTTGTTAAAGGCAGGTCTGTGGGAGCGCCGGGATGGTGGCTTCGAAGTGCATGACTATCTGGCCTATAACCGGTCAAAAGCCTCAATCGAGAGGGACCTGGCAAACAAGATTGCGGCGGGGGTAGCAGGTGGTCAAGCATCTGCTCAAGCACGTGCTCAAGCAAACGGGCAGCAGACAGCCAAGCAAACGCTCAAGCAGAATCCAACACCCGTTCCCGGTCCCTTAGTTAACTCCGTTTCTAGTGAGTTAAATCCGGCTGGCCGGCCTGGCTGGCTACCCGCGCGCGCCCGCACGCGCGAGGACACCGACCCGAAACTCCTCGCTGAACACCTCGAGCTCATGGCCAGGGACCGCGCCAGCCGGGCCGGGCCAAGCCAGCCAGATTCAAAAAATCCTCAGATGAACGGGGGGACGAATTGACGGTGCTGACCGTCGATGACGCCAAGGCGATCGCGGCACGCTGGCGCGAGCAATTCATCGACGAGGGGGCGTTCGATGCGTCCTGGACGCGCTACTTCGAGACGGCCACGGTGCCTGACGTACAGCGCCTCGAGGCATGGCTGGCCAAGGACCAGGCTAAAGACGCCGTGGTCCACGCCGGCATCGTGAAAGAACCGCTGCTGCCGGTGCGCCAACGCTTCGCCGTCGGCGACGAGGCCGACTGTGAACTGTGCAAGGGCAAACGCTACGTGCGTCGCGATCTGGACGTTGGCCACCCCGACTTTGGCAAGGCGATCCGTTGCCCAAAGTGCGCTCGATGACGAACGACTCACAACTGTCGGAATCCAACGTGACCGACCGACTGAAGATCGGCGACCAGGTGCGTCTGCGGCACCGTGGTGGCGCTGTCTATCGCGTCTATCGCATCACCGACGTCGTGGCCGAGCCGAGCGCGACGCACCGGCTCTTCCGACTCGAAACGTCCGATGGCGCGAGCCGCACGGCCTGGGAAGACGCGCTGGTGCCAGTCACACCCCCAACTCGTGCGCCACAATGACGCGCGGTGTTGCTCATCCGGACGAATTGCGCGCCGAAGTTATCGGCGCCGTGGTGGCCGGCGCGTCGATTACCGAAGCGGCCGCTCGCTTCAATCTCGACAAGGGTCTGATCTCGCGATGGGTGCAGGCCGCAGGTTTGCAACTGGTTGCAACCAAAAAAGTCGATGCCGACACCGACCTGATCATGGGGTATTTCCGAGCCGCGTTGCGCGCTATGACCTCGCAGGCCGAGGTCTTCGGTGACCCCGTCTACTGCCGCGGACAAGACGCCGACAAGCTCGCCATTGCCCACGGTGTTCTCGGCGATAAGCTCGCTGGCATCGCCGCAACAGCGCAAGCGCTCGGCCTCATTGGGTTGGCGCCAGACGCTCAACCAGCGCTCGAAGCTGGATCTGCCGGAGCCGCACCAAGCCCAGGCGAAGATGATCGCTGAGGCCCATCGTTTCAACGTTGCCGCGTGCGGTCGCCAGATTGGCAAGACGACGCTCGGCATTGAGCGCATCGCGCGGGCCGCGGCGTACGAGCACTGGCCGTGCGCGTGGATGGCGCCGACCTACAAGTACCTCGACGAGGTGTGGCGTGCGTTGCGTGTGGTGCTTGAGCCGCTCACGGTTGACAAGAGCGAGCAGCAAAAGCGCCTTGCCTTGCGCGGTGGCGGCTCGGTTGAGTGCTGGTCGCTCGACGACCCGGATGCAGCGCGCGGGCGCAAGTATCGACGTGTGGTGATCGACGAGGCAGCGCTCGTGCGCGACCTGGAGACCGTGTGGCAGGCCAGCATCCGCCCCACCTTGAGCGTGCTCGAGGGCGATGCGTGGCTGCTCAGCACGCCCAAGGGCCTTGACTATTTCCACCGGCTCTACCAGTACGGCCAGGACCCGCTCGAGCCGGAGTGGGCGTCCTGGCAACTGCCCTCGAGCGCGTCGCCGTACATCAGCGCTGCGGAGATCGACGCCGCGCGGCACGAGTTGCCCGAACGCATCTTCGCCCAGGAATTTCTCGCGCAGTTCGTCCAACTCGAGGGTGCCGGCGTCTTCCGCGGCGTGCACAGCGTGGCGCGGCTCGAGCCACGCGGGCCCGAACGCGGCCACCAGTACGTCATGGGCGTGGACTGGGCGCGCAGCGACGACTTCACGGTCGTGAGCGTCATCGACGCGTCGTTGCAGCAGCAGGTCCTGGTGGATCGGTTCTCGAAGATCGAGTACGAGCTGCAGACCGAGCGATTGCACAAGCTCGCGTCGGTCTACAAGCCGCAGCAGATCCTGGCCGAGTCGAACGCGATGGGCCTACCGATCGTCGAACGGTTACAGCGCGGTTACCGCACGGTGCTCGGCGACCAGCGGCCGGCACTGCCGATCCTGCCGTTCGTCACCACCAACGCGACCAAGGCGGCGGCGATCATCGACCTGAGCGTGGCCATCGAGAACGGCACGCTGACGCTGCTCGACGACCCGGTCCAAACCGCCGAACTTTTGAGTTTCGAGAGCACCGTGCTACCGAGCGGCATCCTGCGCTACGCGGCACCGCCGGGTGGCCACGACGACTGTGTGATTGCACTCGCGCTCGCGTACCAGGCGGCCAAGGTCGAGCCGGCGATCGCGCGCACGCACTATCGGTTTGCGCGGTGAGCACGCTGCCGCGCTGGCTTGAATCGCTCGCACCGCTCGAGCAGCGTCGCGCCAGCAAAACGCGTCCGCTCGGCGGTGCCGTCTCGGTCAGTCCCGTCGGCATCCCGGCCCTGCTCAAGAACCGCCACCAGTGGGCGCTCTGGCGCTACACGACCGACCGCGCGGGCCGCACCAGCAAGCCGCCGATGCAGCCCGATGGCACACCGGCAGATGGCGCCAATCCTGGCACGTGGTCCAGCTTCCACGAGTGCTTCGACGCCTACCGCGCGGATGAGAGCGACTGGGATGGGCTGAGCTACGCGCTCGTCGAAGCGCAGGGCGTGCTCGCGTTCGACCTGGACCACCTGCGCGAGCACCAGCAGCGTGACGAACAGATCATCCAGGCGCTCAACTCGTACACCGAGTGGTCGCCCAGCGGGGACGGTGTGCACGTGTGGCTGCTCGGCCACCTGCCTGAGGGTCGCCGGCGGCGTGATGACGTCGAGATTTACTCGCGGCGACGGTTCCTGAGCGTGACCGGGCAACTCTACCCCGGTGCACCGGCGACCATGCGCTCGAGTCCGCAGCTCAACGCGGTGTGGCAGCGGTGGGTGCAGCAGGACGGTTGAGCGAGCGCTACACTAGCGCCGGCGCGTAACGCATGGAAACGCATCGGTGAGCGTCGGCAAAGTCGTCACCAAGGCCGACTACGACTCGAAGAGCGGCGACCTGGCGCAGCAGATCAACCAGTGGGCCGAGTCGGCGGCGAACCTCGCGAGCAACGTGGGCACGATGACCGACCCCGACCTGGTCAATCTCGGCTACACCCAGGACGATGTCGTGCTGCTGCGGACGTGCGTCGCCGACATGCACAAGCTGGCGCAGGTCTATCTGGGTGAGATCGAGCAGACGCCGGCGTACGACTTCCGCAGCTTCCTCAACCGCATCTCGGGCTTGAGCGAGGGCTAGCGCGTGGCCGAGCGTGCGCTCAAGGCGCCCGACTCGCATTACCTGACCAGTCTCAGGACCGAGCTCGGCGACCTGTACCTCGACCAGGATCACGACATCGACAACCAGCGCGACATGCGCGAGATGCGCGTGCCGGCGCTCGCCGAGGCCGACAAGGACTACGTGCTCGTGCACGTCGACCCGCGCGACCCGTCGGTCACCGAAGAGGCGTTCCAGCAATCGGCCATTCTGACCCTCGAGCGGCCCACCATCAGCATCATCGCCGGCGAATCGGACACCCAGCAGACGCTCGCGACCGACCGCGAGCACTGGACCGAAGAGGTGCTGTGGCGGTGCGGCACGCGCGAGCCGGGCTCAGACACGATGGCCCAGGTGACCGACGCTGCGCTGAACGACGGCGGCGGTTGGTCGAAGATCCTGTGGGCGTCCGACCTGTGGTCCGAGCGCTATCGCATCAAGGCGCCGGCCAACGAGAGCGACACGCGCGCCTACGTCGAGTATGACAAGCAGACCGAAGAGGCCAAGAAGAAGGCCGGTCCGCCGTTCGCGTGGTGCTATGTCGACCCGCGCGCGATCTACCCGGTCTGGTCGGGTGGCGAACTATGCGAGGTGCTCGAGGTCAACATACGGCCGCTGCGCTCGACGTTCCGCAAATACCGCCTGGGGCGCGACAACGACGGCAATATCGTGCCCGAGGAGCTCGGCCAGCCAGAGAACGAGATCCAGGGCGCGCGCTTGAACGTCTCGACGGTCGACTTCCTCGAGCACTGGGACGAGACGTGGGTTAGCTACGCCGTGATGGGCCGCAACTACAAGGGCGAGCCGAGCGGGCACATCGTCAAGCAGTTCAAACACAAGTACCCATTCGGGGTGCCGTACGACTATGCGCCGGGCCTGAGCATGTCGCACTGGCGGAACAGGAAGGTCGGCTGGGGCCTGGGTCGGACCAAGCTGTGGCTGGTCAAGTACCGCCAGTACCTGCGCGCCATGCACGCCCAATATGTTGCTCGCGATTTACTCAGCCCGCTGGTGACGTATGGCGACAGCCCGCCGTCGATGAACGGGGCCGACGGCACGCCGCGCGAGCCGGACCTGGCGGTGCACCCCGGCGAGATCCTGAACCTGCCACCGGGCCGCCAACTGACGCGCATCCAGTACCCCGACGCGACCACGCTCGAGAAGCACATGTCGCTGGTAGATGCGGCGATCACGCAGCTCGAGTCGCCGCGCGTGACCACGCTCTCGGGCATGGAAGGCGCCGGCTTCGCGATCAGCCAGATTCTGAGCTACACCCGCACGCGCGTCGGCCCGGTGCGCCACGGGCTCGAGCGCCTCCTGCTCGGCCAGACTGAGAAGCTGTGGACGCTGGTCCGCGACCGGGCGCGCGAGAAGGTGTGGGTGTTCTACTCGGGCGACGACCAGACCGCGGCCGGCTACCTGGGGCTCGGGCCGAGCGACTTTGACAAGCCGATGCAGGTCAAGTGGGAGGTACAGGCCGAGCTGCCGACCGACCAGATGATCAACGCGCGCTACTGGCACGAGCGGCTGGCGGCGGGCACGGCCGGCTTCGACGAGGCGATCGAGGGGCTGGGCGGCAATCCGGACGAGATCCGCCGCAGCAAGATGCGCGACAAGATCCGCGAGTCGCCGCAGTACCAGCAGTGGCTGATGCAGCAGGTATTCATGAACGCGGGCCGTGGCGACATTCTGGCCAAGGCGAGCCAGGCCGAGCAGTTGGCAATGCAGGGTCAGGTCGGCCAGCCGGGGATGCCAGGACCGGGCGGCGGGGGCATGAACACGCCGGCACCGGGCGTCTTCGAGGGCGGCGGACCGGGCGCGGGCGGGGTGCCCGACCTGGGGGCGTTGGCGGCGGCGCCGAATGGTGCCGGCGTGTCACCCCCGCCGTACGAGCAGGTCGTGCAGGGTGCGGCGCAACCGGGAGGTGGCGGCTGATGGCAGAGAAGAAGTGGATAGCTGGTGCGATAAAGAACCCCGGCTCCTTAAGAAAGTCGCTCGGGGCCAAGGCGGGCAAGCCGATCCCGGCCAAGAAGCTGGCGGCCGCGGCCAAGAAGCCCGGCGTGACTGGCCAGCGCGCGAGGTTAGCCCAGACCCTCAAGAAGCTCGGCTCGTGAGACGCTATCGCACGTACTCGAGGCGCGCGCCGTTGTTCTGGCGGCCGTTTGTGGGCTGCATCCACTTCGACCGGCACCCGACGTGGCGGTACGCGTGAGCTGATGCCGTCGGCTCGAGCGCGCCCGCAGTCCGAGATCCTGCAGTTGCAGCAAGAGGTGTTCGACGAGGTCCAGGGCGACACCGAGCACCTGAGCCAGGCCATCTTTGGCGATGTCGACAACCAGCCCGACCTGGGCAGCGTCAGCAACGAGCGGATCGACGACATCTACCGTCAGGCGTACCAGCGCGGCGATCGCGACTTCCTGCAGCGCGAGGCACGGCGCGACCCCGAGCAATTTCTGAAAGCGAGCGAGCGGATTGGCGCGCGCGTCCCGCCCCCGCGGCCGCAGGCACCCGCCATGCCCCCGCAGCCGATGATGGGCCCGGCGATGGCACTGCCCGCGATGCCGATGCCGGGTGGCGCACCGCCGGGCATGACCGGCGTTGGCGGACCTGCGCTGCCCATGCCGTCACCACCAGCCATGCCTGCGGTCGTGCCGCCACCCGTACCGATGGCTGCTGGGGGTCTCGTCACCCAACCAACGCTGGCGCTCATTGGCGAGGCCGGTCCTGAAGCGGTAGTGCCACTTCAGGGCTATCAGCCGTCGGTCCCGGAAGGCCTTGCACGCGTTGGTCAGGGCGCCAGTGAGCAGGTCCCCGGACAGGTCGAGGCCGGCAATGTCGACCTGCAAACCCGTCCGATTGTGCGCAACCCGGATGGAACGATCAGCACCGTGCGGTCCATCTCGTTTGAAGACGACAACGGACGCGAGGTGTTGATACCAACCGTTACCGATGACGGTCGAATACTGTCGAACCGCGACGCGATCGACCAGTACTACGCGACCGGTCGTCATCTTGGCATCTTCGTCACGCCTGACGCCGCGACAGCCTATGCGCTGCGCCTGCATCAGCAGCAGGCAAACCAGTACGGCCAATGAAGCCCCGAGTGCCAGCCGGTCGGGTGTACGTGCCGGGCTACACGAAAGAGGACGGCACGCTGGTCAAGGGTTACTACCGCCAGGCCGGCTCGGGCGGCAATGCGCCGCCAACCACGTCGACCGCGGCTCAGCGTCAGGCTCAGCAGGCGCTTCGCCGCAGCCCGAGGAAGTGAGCCGTGCCGGCCACGATTCTGCTCGAGGACCTGCAGCGGGCCAACTCTGACGAGTTGAACCAGCACGTCAATGGGCTGTTCGGTCCACCGACACCGCCGGGCGGCGACTTCGACCCGAGCAATATCCTGCCGCGCCAGATCCCGGTCGAGGCACCTCCCGCTCCCGTGCCACCGCAGGAGCTCCAGGACCACGTCCAGACCCTGCTCAGC